TACTTTGCATTTCTTTTTATGTAGCTTTAGAAAAACTTCCTTTAATCTCTTTTGATCCTCGAGTGAGAAAATTTTCGCATTATATTGTAGAAAGCCATTATTAGAATGCGTTGTGACATAAGGTGGTTAAATAACTTATCAGCCATCTTTTTTCTTTTGTGAGCATAAATCCCTCTGCATTTCAAGGACTATAATTTTATCATCGTACCAACAATCAGCACAAATCTTTTCACCCTCCGGGAGGTCGGCACCGCAGATGCATCGCCTTTCCTCCCGATCTTGTCCTTCACGTTCTGTCCAGTCTGGTATATACGTCATACCGACCTCACATTCATCGCCTGTGGACCGCGCCGTCCGTCCATGGTATCAAAAATAACCTGCTCATCATCGACAAGCGTTCTTCGCTCCTTTGAGGATCTTGTGATTATCCCCGTATAATGCACAAAGACATCTTCCCCGCCATCTTCAGGCGTTATGAATCCAAAACCTTTTTTTTTGTCAAAAAACTTAACTTTTCCCTTGCGCATTTTTTATATGCTCCTTTCTTTTTAATAGGTCAAATTGGCGACTCTCCGCTCACAACGCCTGATATGTCGTCAAACACAACGTCTGTGATCTCGTTGTATTTTTTTCCTGATGCCCTTGTTTTTTCCTCGTACATAATTATGACTTTTGACTTCTCTGACTTTGCCGACTGTAGCTTTGACAAAATTTTTCCATCAAATGTTATGTACTCAACGCCATCAATGTCCGTTGAGTATTTCATAACCTTTTTCCCGCCTTTTTTAACCCTCTGTTCCGAGAGATTGTCAATGACGGTTTCAACGCCGGTTGCGTCATTCTCCGGCTTAACGGCATCCTGCAACTTCGATGATGTCGCCGGCTTTTCTTGGTGCTCGGCCTCGCCGTTGCTGTCATCGTCCTGCGGGATAAACAGCTCATCGTCCGCGTGTATCGTCGCGTTGAGGTCGGTGCTTGACGGCAGGCGCTTTGATATGCGCCTTAAAACTGTTTTTTTGCGCATCTCGTTTGCAAACGGGCCGTTCCACGGACTGTCTGATCCGGCGCGGCTTGACTTTTTACAGTCCATAATTTCAGACTCGCGCATAATCTCAATATACGGCGGTTGCCCGTCTTTGATGCGAGCGATGCAGTATGTCAAGATCGGTTTTGCCTTTGCCCCTTTAAAGTCAGGCACGTGTTTGATGTGTTCTCCGTTCTCATCTACAAAAAACTCAAATACATCCTCCTCGTAAACGACCCCGCAGTTTATGCTTGCAAGTTCTCCGCTGTTTCTAACCTGTTTAAGCAGGCCCTTATACATCGGCATAAACTTGACCTTGCCCTTAAATGGCACCGGGGCGGCCTCCTGACCGTCAAGATACAGGCCCGCCTGCGCGGCGTCATTAATCGTTTTATACAGAGACGCCCGGTCCTTGTCGAGCAGTGACTGATTTTGCTCAACGTAATTGCACGCCACCTGGATAAATTTGTCTGTATCAGCGCCGAGAATTTTTGACAGGCTCTCTTTCATGGCCGACACAGTGTTTTTAAATTCGTCAATACGTTTCATTATTACCAGTCCTCCTCTTCTTCTGTTGCCGGTTCAGGTTTTTGTTTTGTCTCAAACATGGACACGATCACGAGGTCGCGTCCTTCGTCTCTGTCAACCCCGGCAAAATTAAATCTCGGGTTAACCATGAGCATTTTACGGCCCTCCTCATCCTTTAAAATCATGCCACAGTTTTCATAACGTCCCTTAGTTTCTCCTTCCGAGTTTTCGTATGTTCCTACCTTTACTGCAAGATCATGCGTTTTTCTGAATCCCATTAGAATTCCTCCAATTCTTCTTCCTGTTTTTGTTTGTATTGATTTTTTACTTCCCCGTTTTCGATAACAAACCCGACCTTGCCGGACCCATCAACGATTTCAATCCACACCTGGCAATCGTATTTCTCGGCCAACGCCTCAAGCGCACGCATGGAATCATCGTCCAGGAGCGACCCATCGCGAACCCGGATAACGCGCAGTTCCGGATTCAGGGCCATTGCGATTGATACAGAGGCGTTTAACTGTTCTGCATCCGATGCCTGACAATAAGGCTTTCCGTTTAGCAGTATTTCGCCGTCACCGAACGATATGCCGTCAACCGGAAGGTTGGCCGCCTCAATGGCCTTTTGTTTGTCTGCGTTGCGTTTTTCAATTCTAGCCGTGAGGTTGTCGGACTTTTCTTTGATTTCTTCTGCCTCCTTCTTTATGTTTTCTTTGACCTTTTTTAGTTCGATGTGCTTGTTAATTTCTCTTGCTTTCCCGATCTGTTCAGAGAGTTTCGATATGTCTGATATAGTTTTCTTTTCTCCAAGCGTTGCAAGTTCCTCTTTTAGCTTCTTTGCCTCCGCGCGTAACTCCTCAAGCCGTCCGTTAATCGCATCGATTCTGGCGTTGTGTTTCTCTGCTTCCTGATTCTCGGATGATGCCTGTTCGAGTTCTTTCATTAGCAGTTCATCATCAATTTCAACGTGTCCTGCAAGTTCTTTGTCATACGTCATCTGCTCATAGGCAGATTTTTTTTCTTTATATTGCCGGTTAATCAACGTGCGTTCGTCGTAATCTTCCTTGTTTTGCCACTCGATTTTATCAAAATCAACGCCGGGAACAAGTTTCTTCATAACATCAAACTGCGCCTTTTTGTCCATGCGGTTAAATGCGCCCGGATCAAAACTTAAATCACCGACAATTTTATCGAGTATTGCCTGCGGGGACCCGGCGCGGCCCTCAACTTTTAATGAGGTTGTGAGTTCTCCGCCTTTCTTATACTTAAATTTTCGTGTTGCGGTTATGCCATCGCTGAGTTTTAACGTAATGTATGCCTCTGATTCCCCGGTGCGGATTGGGTCTGGCTGAACGGCCTTTGAACCTCCAAGGCACCACCAGATACAGTCCAGCACTGTGGTTTTTCCTTGCCCGTTTTTCCCTGTGATTTTAACGACTTTTTTATCCGGTGAAATGTCAACGGCGATCAGTTTTTTGATGTTTTCGGCTTGCAGGTTTATTATTGTGCTCATTTGAGTTCATCTCCTTTATTAAAAACTTTTGTTAAAAAAACTTGAATACTTTTGTCTCTTGCTAAGTTAAATGCTATTTCCAATTCTGTTTTTGTCCAATTTTCAGACCCCTTTTCAAGCAACAAATGATATAAATGTTTTTTTGCTTCTAATAATTCGTCGTATGTAGAATTAAGCAATAAATGAAATAAGCGTTTTTTTACTTTTAGCAATTCATTATCAATCGACTGTTTGCTCATTGTAAGCCCTCCAATGATAAGTTTGTTGTAAAAATTTGAATATCCGCAAGTTGTCCTTCTAAAGGAACGCTTCTGGATTCATATTCGGTTTCTCCTGAATATATAGTTAGCAATCCTAATTTATAGTCCTTTTTTAATGCCTCTTCAATAACATTCAGAATGTGCGTTTTTCCACATCCTTGCGGACCTTGTATAATTATTTTTATCATTTCTTCCTCCTAAAATTAATTTTAAACGTTCTGTAAGGTTTTCTTATGTAGCTAATTTCAGCCTCAGCAACAACGCCGGCGGATATCGTGAAATCATCTCCTGCGGCTTTTTCGTTATCTCCGATAATCGTTAGCAACTCCGACTTGCAAGATTCCTTGATAGACTTTGCTTCTTTTTCTTTCTGCGAGGCTTCCTTATATTTCGAAACGATTTCGTTAATCCGTTCATCGCCACGGGCATCGTAAACCGTTCCGGGCTCTGCGTGTTGGTATAATTCTTTTAAAAACACAGCGTCTGAATTAAAATTCGGATCAGGTGGTTCGTTGTTTTTTATTGATTTCCAAAACTTCGCGGATTCCTCTAATATGCGGTTAATTACAATCTCATCACGTTCCCGGTAAATAAGTTTCTCGTCGTTGCCGCCAACAAGAACGCCTATATACGCATATTTAAGGCCGCTAACAAGTAGCTGGTGCTGGACCTGCATTTCGATGTGTAGCGGCGGTTCCCCGTCGATCCAGTTGTCCCGGTAGACAAGGCCGTCAACGTTTTTAATTTCAAGGATTCCGTCGCCTTTATCATTATCAAGAATTCGAAAATCAAAACTACTACCGATTTTTTCTTCTTCTAATCTAATATATTCCTTGAATGGTCTAACTTCCCATCCTTTTTCTTCGGCGATACATTCGGCGATTGATGCTTCTAATTTAATTCCCCATTTCATGCGTTTGTTTTCTTTAAAATCTACAACAAGATTATTCTTGATGCGATGCCATAACTCAAACTTTGTTAAGTAAGGGCTGATTCCGAATAACGCGGGCGACTTGGTCGATGTAATGTCGTTAAGTCTGAGCGTGAGCCATTCTTGTTCGTTTTTAGGTTGAATTGTGATTCTAGCCATGCAATACTCTCCTTGTATTCTTGGATTTTTTGTTTATGTTTTTCCGGAAACAAATCGTTTTCGAGACGATTGATTTCGCGTTTCATGTCATAAATTGGTTTTTTGAATTTTTTCATATTCCTCTCTTGCCTCTCTCATAACTGTAAAAGGATTTATGTTTTTTCTCATGCAATCTAAAAACGTATCATCTAAAATCTTGTCGTCTTCGATTGACATTTTATCTATTTTAGTATCATATTTTTTTAATAAACGTAAGAATGTTTGTTTACAGTTCATAAAATATGTGATCTCCAATCTTGATGCTTGATTTGGCTGATTTAATCCAATATGGCTTGCAGTCGTGCCGGCAGTAATGGTTATATTTCCATGGGCGTGCGGATTCCCACGCTTTTTTAGCCATTATAAGTTCTTTGGGTTTTAATGTTCGTGTCTGGGTAGGTTTTCCATTTTCCCAACAGGAAAATTGGTAAGGCTGTAAGACGATCTCTGTTGCGGCTTTGTTGCGCTCAACCATCCTTCTCTTAATGGTAGAGGCTACAGCAATTTGCCCCTTTAATGATTGATCTGATGCTTCGTAGGCGATTGTTTGGATAACTTTTTTCTCTGATGCTTGAGATGCTTGGCAGGACATAACCAAAATTACGGTTAAGATTACGGTTCTCATTTTTTTCTCCAAAATTACGGTTTTTATTTTCCCCCGGCCCGCCGAAGCGGTAAGGAGTGACCAACTCGCCGGGGATGATAGGTCGTTAAAGATGTATTGTCAGCTTATAATCTCGATCTCGCCTGCATCTAGCATAGATTGCACTTTGTCTTCGGCGGATTTGACACTAATTGGGTTATCCCAGTCGCAACAATCTCCGTCTCCTTCCAAATGCAATCCCATGTCTGATATTTCCCACCATACATGTACGGGATAATTGCCATCTAGGTCAGCATCTGCCATTGTAAGCCCGAGGTCTTTTGCGTTTATAATTTCGCCGTAAGCTTTGTATACGGGGTTTTCCCGCGTGCCGTCAAGACCTACCTCTTGCAATAATTTAATTTTAATTTTTTCTTTCATTTGGTCACTCCTTTTTTTTATATTAATTATTTTAATCTAATATTTTTTTTGCCTTGGCTCTAATCTCTTTAGCCTCTGCCATTATCTCATCATGGCGTTTTTGTCTGGCCTCTGCATCAAGCAATCCATCAGCATCATAATATAATGCTCCCTCGGCTAAGGATTCTTTTTTTTCGGCTTCTGCGATCAGATTATCCGCTTTTTCTTTTCGTGCTTCTTTCGGATATTTTTCTTCCCACGCCTTAAGCCTCGCATCTGCATCGGATTTGTATTGGTGGTATCGCATGATATTACTATCATCACACGCATGATATGCTTGATTTGCTTGGGCGTATAATCGGGATATCTCCGATCGCTCACGTTGCGCATCTGTAAGTGATGCTATCGCCTCTTTCCGGACATCATCTGCCCACTGGGCAATAAGTCCGTTGCCGTTATCACCTATATAGATTCCCATTGCCTCAATCTCTGGTGTTATGTTGCGTGCTTGTAATTGTTGCTTGATGTAATCTGATCTTTCTGCGGGGATTTTATCACGGTTTACAAGCAGGTTGCCTTTGGGAGTATATAGTTTTCCGTTTTTTTCCTCTGCGGGGGTTACGATATTTGTTGTTCCGTTGCGTTTGATGATTACTGTTTCCATCGGTCACTCCTTTTTTTTAAGATCGGCTTTATTGCCTCTCTTTATCTACTCTAATTATGCCACATTAATTGACATACGTCAAGTGTTTTTTTAAGTATTTTTTAATTAATTTTTCGTGTGCCGGGATGGGATTTCTTCCTTTGTTATTAATCAACCGGCAAAGTGTAAAATGATTGATTCCTATCTCGTCGGCAATGGTTTTCCATTGCAGGCCTGTCTGTCTGTGTATATTTTTTAATTGATTTATAATTTTATTTTCCATGCTTCAAATATATCAAAGAAATTGACTAATGTCAAGTTTTTTTCTTGACATATGTCAATTTTTATATATAATAAAAATCATGCAATTAAGACCCTACCAACAAAAAATTATTAATCTTACCAGATCGGAATTTCTACACGGTAAACGCTCCGTCTTAATCCAGCTACCCACCGGCGGCGGGAAAACCCTCCTCACCGCTGAAATGTTTCGGCTTGCCGCTAATAAAGGGAAGCGAGCATGGTTTATCGTTCATCGAAGAGAATTACTCAAGCAAACAATGCGGACGTTTTACGATATCGGTGTTAAAAACTTCGGGATTGTTTCCGCAGGATTCCCGGAATCTAAACGCATGCCGATACAAATATGCTCCATACAAACTCTTATCCGGCGATATAAACGTTATGCGCCGCCGGATTTTGTCTGTTGGGACGAATGCAAGCATAACGGATCAAAAACTTATTCAACGATATTTGAGCATTTCAATAAAGCTTATCATATAGGACTTGACGCAACACCGATACGGCTTGACGGGACAGGACTAGGTAACTGGTTTAAGTCTATGGTTAACGGCCCCAGCGTTTCATGGCTTATCGATCATAAATATTTATCTCCTTATAAATTATATGCACCTTCGCACGTTAACACAGACGGATTACATAAGCGCATGGGTGATTATATTAAGGAAGAGTTAGACGTTCTTATGGATAAGCCAACGATCACGGGGGACGCGATTAAGCACTATAAAAAGCTGTGCAACGGAAAACGCGCTGTTGTGTTTGCCGTGTCGATCAAGCACTCAAAGCATATCGTTGAGCAATTCTGCGCCGCAAGTGTTGCCGCGGCCCACGTAGACGGTAAAACATCAAAAAACGAGCGCGATTTAATCCTGGATAAATTCAGGAAAGGTCAGATAAGGGTTTTATCCAACGTTGATCTGTTTGGCGAGGGGTTCGATTTGCCGTCTATGGAGGCTGTTATTTTGCTTAGGCCCACATCATCGTTGGCGTTGTATCTTCAGCAGGTTGGGCGGGTTTTAAGATATGTTGATGGCAAAACCGCTATAATTTTGGATCATGTCGGGAACTGCGAACGGCACGGCCTGCCGGATGAAAACAGAGAGTGGGAGCTCACAACGGGTCGCCGTAACAAAAAACAGTCAGAGGAGAAGCCAATAAACATAAAAATATGCGAAAAATGTTTTGCCGCTCAGTTGCCCGGAAAAACACGTTGTTCGTTTTGCGGGGCAGAGTTTGAGATAAAATACAGGAAGGTTGACGAGGAGGACGGCGAGCTTGTTGAGGTTGACGTTAAAGAGTTGAGGCGTAAGCGATTAATGGCACAGGGGAAATGTAAAACGCTTGAAGAATTAGTCTCAGAGGGAAGGCGTAGAAAATATAAAAATCCAAGGTTATGGGCCAAGCACGTATTTAACGCGAGGCAGAAAAAGAAATTAATGGGAGGGATAAGATAAGAATGTGGATGATAAACCCGAGAATGTGGATGATAAACCCGAGAATGTTATGCAGGAAACATCTTCTCGAGGAGCATGGCGATATACATAAGCACAGGCATAATTTTGTCAAAAAACACAACATGTCCGGACGCAAAGGGCAAATTTTTCCGCTACTTATGAAAGAACGTCACGACTTACTCGCAGAGGAAATGCTCCGCAGAGGATATGAACACGAGTCTCCGTATGAGCAGCCGGACGTGTCTTACTTGCCCGGTGATGTCTTGACGTGCATACCGGATATAGACTGGAACATTAAAGATTTATCTAGCCGGTGCGATGAGTGCGCCGGAAGAATAAAACAGGAAAAATTGCCGTACAAGGCAGACATTGAGAAAACTCTCAAGCAAATTGGAATGCTCACGGATAAGCTGGTAGCCTACGGATCGGAAATATCAGACAATTTTAAGGTGATATTGCGTGGCGGGAGCTGGGAGTTGACGGTTAGGAGGAGGGGGATAAATGACAAGAAAGAAAAACAGAATCTGTAAATGCGGGAAAAAATTCAAAGACCACCCGGTCGAAGGTTGTGACTGGAAACCGAAGCTGTGGATAGACAGATTTGAGAGGCCAAGGCCATTTTTGGAGGTGATAAATGAAACGAATAATCCTTGAAACCCCATACGCAGGCGACACCGAAAAATACCTGATATACGCACGCGAGTGCATGCGCGACTGCCTTTACCGCGGTGAGGCTCCGATGGCAAGCCATCTGTTATACACGCAATGCCTGGATGACACAATTAAAAATGAGCGTATGCTCGGAATAAATGCCGGGTTTGTGTGGCGCAAATCTGCCGACTATACGGTGGTTTATATAGATCACGGCATATCGAGAGGGATGCAGCTTGGAATCGACCATGCCAAAAAAATAAACCATGAGGTTAAATACAGGAGGCTATTATGACAGAAATTTTTATTTCAATTTCTCTGGTGTCTATGATTCTTGCGGTTTTATCAGCCATGCACGAGAACGCAAAACTCAAACGTCAAAACGATTATTACCGGACAAAATTCGCAGCCGAGAGCATTCGTGCTGAAAAACCAAGAAAATTTCGCATTATCATCGAAAATAATATTATTTATGTTCAGTCAATAAACGGAAAGATTGTTCTTGAATCCATCGAACATATCAGCGCGCACGCGTGCAGAAAAACCGCAAGGTCGCTTTCTGAGAGCTCCGGGTGGGAGGTGATCCGCGCGTGAACGAACACAACATCGGAAAAACAATACACCTCGCCCTCTCCAAGATCGGCGCGCGTCTTTTTCGGAATAATGTGGCGTTCGCCTGGCGCGGAGATAAAATCACAAAACTGGACAACGGTGATATAATAATACATAATCCAAGGCCAATACACGCCGGCCTATGCAAGGGCTCATCTGATTACATCGGATGGAAACCTGTCAAAATAACGCCTGATATGGTCGGCAGAACCGTTGCTGTATTTACCGCGTGCGAGGTTAAAACCCCATCCGGCAGGGCCTCCGGAAAACAAAAAACGTTTTTATCGGCTGTGCGGGCCGCGGGCGGCATATCGTTTATTGCGAGATCATCTGATGAGGCAATAAATAAGTGCAAAATATAAAAAACAGGAGCAACACGTGAATTTTAACGGCCTATCAAAACACCTCTTATCTTACGCCAAACAACTCCTCCCTGAAATTCTGCCGGGCGGAAAAATAAACGGACACGAATACGAAACCAGCAACCTTTACGGCGGCAACGGAGATTCTCTGCGGGTAAATATCCGCACCGGCGTGTGGTGCGATTTCGCCGAGGAAAACGTCAATGGCGGCGATCTTATCTCTCTTTATGCGGCAGTTTACGGGATAACACAGGCCGAGGCATACGCAGAGCTTGCCGAAAAATACGGTTTCAACGAAAAAACATCGAAATTCCGGCACTATAAACTCGGCGAACCGGCCAACGTGTGGAAATATAACGACTCCCTTTTTGTGGCACGATACAACACGCGGACCGGCAAACAGTACCGCCCCATCCAGATTATAAACAAAAAAATCGTGTGGCAGTCCCCGGACGTCAGGCCCCTATATAACGAGAATAAAATAATTAACAACCCGAGACGCCCGATACTCATAACCGAGGGTGAAAAGGCATGCGACGCGGCCCAGAAAATCGTCAACGATAAATTTCTGTGCGTTACGTGGATGGGCGGGACAAACGCGACACATAAAACCGACTGGTCACCTATCCGCGACCGGAGCGTTGTTATCTGCCCCGATGCGGACGCGCCCGGGGCCCGGGCCGCTGATAATATCGCTAAAATTTTGCGCTCCCAGAACAATAAGGTCAAAATAATCGAAATTGACGATAAACCAAGCGGGTGGGACCTGGCGGACGAACCGGGATGGTCATGGGACGATTTCTACGCGTGGGCCAAACCGCGCGCGAGAATAGTAAGCGATATCGAGCAAAACGTAACGGTCAACGCGGTCCAGGTCAACGTACAGGCTGAGGACACGCCAGAGGTCAGCGGTTCCGCGGTTGTTTTGTGGGATAACCTGGGCCTGGCGCTCACATCCTCTGGAAACCCTGTAGCTAATATCGATAACGCCATGCGCGTTCTGAGCGGAGTGCCTACTCTTAATAACAGTATATGGTACGATGAGTTTTTTCACCAGGTGTTTATCGATGGCCGACCACTATCAGATGTTGAGGAATTCGAGATCGCGGTCTATATGCAGAGCAAAATCGGGCTATCCCGCATGACAGACACCATTGTCAACAAGGCAATCAAGGCGCACGCAAGGCGCAACGTCCGCAACGAGCCGCGGGAGTGGCTGAACTCTCTTGTGTGGGACAAAACCTCAAGAATAGACACGTTTTTCGCTGAGTGCGTCGGCTGTGAGGACTCAGAGTATACACGGGCCGTATCGCGCAACTTCATGATATCGATGGTCGCGCGCATATTCAACCCTGGGTGCCAGTGTCATTCGATGGTTATTTTTGAGGGGGCCCAAGGTAAGCGCAAATCAACGTTCCTGCGGTCCATCGCTGGAGAAAAATATTACACTGAGGCGATCGAAAACATATACTCAAACAACTTCTACCAGTGCTTGAGCGGAAAAATAATCCTTGAGTTCGCCGAGCTGTCAACCTGGAAGAAGGCCGACATCTTCAAGCTCAAACAGATGCTCTCAAACTCCAAGGACACATACCGGGCCCCGTATGACCGGCACCAGGCCGACCATAAACGCTCATCCATATTCGCCGGGACAACCAACGAGTACGAATACCTTGAGGATCACACAGGCGCACGCCGGTTCTGGCCGGTTAAAACCGGAGATATCGAGATCAACAAAACCCGCGATATGCGTGAGCAGCTTTTTGCCGAGGCGGTACATGTTTATAAATCCGAGGACGTCGAATATGACGATCAGCGCGTTGTGTCCCGTTGGTGGGAGGTGCCTGAGTCCGCGCTTGATGAGCAGGAGCAACGCCGCGTCCGGGATCCATGGGAGGAGGACATACAGCGGTACGTCAAAACAAACATCGAGTTTACCATGGATGACATCATGGAGTCCTGCCTGAAAATAGAGAAATCCAAGAAAACGAGGTACGATACAATCCGGATAGGGAAGATACTTGCGATGCTCGGGTATGTTAAAAAGCGCAAAACAACGGGTGATAGGGGGTATTTTTATGAGCTTGAAAATCAGGAAGAAATCGATGAAAATTGGTGAAATACTACAAAAACATTATAGATTCTATAATGCGTCACGAAACATAATTATAGATTTTATAATGTGTTTATAACATAAACCCAAAAAACCCTATTAAAACAATAGGACGAAAGGGGGTTAATAGGACGACTTTTGGACGTTGTAAGTCCTTATATACTATATTGATACTGATTTATGTCTTATTGTCTTATTAAATAATAGGGTATAAAATATATATTGGTTATAAAGTACATAGTAATGTTATATTGTATTTTTATAACAAATATAGAAAGTTTGGGCGGGGGGGTTTTTTAATGGACGGATTGGACGGATTGATGTAAACGCTTAAAATAAAAAAAGTTACAACAAAAACATCAAAAAATTTCATAAGGACGCATATGGACGAAATCAAAAAACTAAAAAAACAGATAGAAATCTTAAAAAATCGAATCAAAGAACTTGAGGATCAAGGATACGGATGGAATCAATGCGTAGTCTGCGGACACGGGTGGAAGCAACGCAAAGATAAAAAATCTTTAAGGTGTCCAAGGTGCTCAAGGAAAAACTGGGAAGATGGAAAAAGAAAAAAACAGTCATACGGAATCGAAAAGCTGGAAATCGGAGAATCGAAAATAATTCCGTGGAACCTTCTGCCGGATGGGAACATGGACCAGAAGAAGAATTACAGGGTCGCCCGCGCTGTTGATTCGTACAGCTGCCGGACAAAAAGAAGATTCCGGAAAGAGCCAAACTACACCGGGTTAAAAATAACAAGGATTTCTTGATAAAAAACAAAACAAGAGATATAATAAGAAAATGAGAAACCATAAAAAGTTCGAAGAGTTTATTAAAAAAGATGATGCGATTGATATTTTGTGCGCACACTTAGCGAACGGTGGAAACATTATTGAGTTTTGCGAAATGCACGAAATACCGTTTTGTCAGCTGACAACGTGGGCTAGCAAGCCGGAAAACATTGATCAGTATAAGATGGCAATATTCTCACAGACTGAATGGGCCGTGCAAAAAATACTCAATGAGTTAAAAACGATGACATATGCAGACAGGGCAGCGGTTTTTTATGATGACGGAACGCTCAAACCTGTAACTGAGTGGCCCAAAAACATAAGATCGGCGGTTGCCGGCATAGATGTAAAATTTCTTGATGATGGGACACAGGTAAACAAAATCAAGTTTGAGTCAAAAACGAAGACGCTTGAAATGATGATGAAAAACCTTGGAATTTTAACAGACAGGGCCATGTCACTTCACTTGGTTGGAAGTGATGAAAAATTCATCGACGAATTTTTCGGGATGAAAAAACAGGAAAACAAAACAGGAGAGGAAGACAAATGAATTATTTAATAATCTGGTTTGCCCTTGCGGTGATGTTTTTCCGCGTGCTGAAACTCGGATATGTTGTTGATGATGACTCCCGCCTCGCGCGCATGAAAGAAATACGCAAAAACAAAAAATTCCCACTATTGAAATTTATCCATGAATCAATGTACGGGGCCGGGTTTTTTAAGAACGCATGGGCCGACCACCTGGCAACGATTATTTTACACGGTGTCAACTGCTCACTTATCTATCGCATGACAGGGCACCTAGAGATCGCGTTGCTGTATCTGATAAACCCGATCAATAATCAAACAGTTTTATGGCTCAACGGCAGGCGGTATGCGTTATCGTTGCTCGCTGTTCTTGTGGCATGGAATTTCTGGCCAGCGGCCCCGGCCATGGCCATGTTTACGGCGTGGCTTCACGTGTCCGGCGTTGTTTTTCCGTTGTTGTTTTTGACAACACCGTTCTGGTGGGTTGTGCCGGTGTTGGCGATAATTGTTTTTTTGGCCGGAAGAAAAAAAATATTATCAAAAATAAGGGCACGCAAGGCGGCATACGCATCAAAAGAATCGTTTAAGTTTAATCCAAAAAAAATAATTTTATATATAAAGACAGTTGGATATCATTTTTTTAACTGCATCCTCCCGAATAAGCCTGCGATGTATCATGATTTCTTGATGTATTACGGAGCGACAAAGGAAGGGAATAAGGATGCGTTCGCGTTTAATCTGGATTTCTGGAAGGGCGTGGCCGTGCTCGCGTTTCTTGCGTTCGATCATTCGTTTTATGCGCTATGGTTTCTGCTGTTTGTTTCTCCGTGGTGCAATATATATCAGGTGACAATGACAGCCTCGGACAGGTATTGCTCGATTCCGAACGTTGGCGCGATGGCGTTGTTGTACAAATATGCGATGATGACGCCGTATGGAAATGAGATATTGCTCTGCTTCGCTGTTTTTTATTTGGTCAAATATCAACCGTTGTTTCACGCCTATAAAAATGTTGAGACGTTTCACCACTACCATATAGCGATAAACCCGGCCACGGTAAACTCGAGATTTTTTCTGTCAAAGATATTTCTAGCGAAAAAAGACCCGTTCTCCGCGTTCGGCATGATACGTCAGGGGATGCAGCATAAGCCAACGGATTTCAAGTTTCTGCTCGGGTTCATTGAGTGCCTCTTCGCCCTCGGCAAGCGGCAGTCAGCGTTCAAGGCGATGGAGTTCACCGAAAAACACATCCCGTTCGGAGAGGAGGAGGACTGCAAAAACCTATTTGACGGAATCCGGAACCAGTTCCCGGAAGAATATAATAAATTCCGCGGGCTGGACAAAAACGGGCACAAGGTAATACACAACAATGGGAAGCCATATGTAAAAAACAATGCCTCTAAAACCAAAACAAGCTGAGTTTATAAATGCGTTTCGGTCCGGCCGGTTTGTTTATCTGTGTGCTGCTGGAACAACCGGGAGCGGAAAAACGTTTGCAACGGTCGGGCTGATACACTACCTATGCCAGAGGATACCGGGGTCAAGGTTTTTTATCGGAAGAAAATCTGAGAAGAACCTGAAGCAGACAACAATACCGTCATACAACGAAATAAAAAGAACGACAAAATCACAAAATGCGTCGAAGGTCGTTGATATGACAGCGAAGTACGAAAACGGAAGCGAGATATTATTTATCTGGTGCGACATAACAAAAGACCCGGACCTCAACAACATCCGCGGGATTGAGGTTAACGGCGGGTTGTTTGAGGAGGCCAACCAGATAGATAAAAAATATTTTGAGATTGCCAAAACAAGGGTTGGCCGGTGGCGCAGGGATATCTGCATACCGTTTATTATGCTGAACCTCAACCCATCAATAGGTTGGGTCAAGGATACGTTTTATGATCCGTGGGTCGAAAATAAACTGCCGGAGAAGTATTTTTTTCTTGAGTTTGACGAGCAGGACGCGGTTGACTGCTCTGGGGAGCGGTACGTTGAAAATTTATCAGAACTAGCAAAAGAAGAATATGAGCGATTTGTGAAAAATCGCTGGGATTACTCGTCGGCTGCAAATCAGTTAATTAACTTCGAATGGTATAAAAGTTGTAAGCGCGAGAGTGATCCCGAAATTATAATAACCGATAGAGCATTGGGCGCCACAGACCCGGCGTGGGAAGGTGACGACTCAACTGTCATGGCGCGGATGCACGGGAACCATATCGGGTGGTGGGAAGAGTACGAGAAGCAGGATCCGGACATATCCGGAATTATTTCACATGAACGTGCGACGATGTTTCACGTGAAACAAGGCGACTGGATAGTTGATCCTGTTGGAATCGGTTCAGCGACGGTATTGAAAATGAGAAACGATCTTAACTATAGCCCGGACATGTTTTATGGGGGGTCAGGATCGACCAACATGTTTGGCGTGCTTGAGATTTACAACAAAAGGTCAGAGGCGCACTGGTTGTTGGCCGAGGCCATGCGTAAAAAAGAGATAACGTTTACTCACAACGAATCGTTTCAAAGGCAGTGTCTGGCGCTAAAATATTATATTGATGAAAAGAAAATCCGTATTGTTGATAAAAAAACCTTAAAAAAAGACCTCGGGGAATCACCGGGGCACACAGACTGTGGTGCTATGTTAGCGCATAAATGGAAAACCGAAGGAGGGACCGGCATAACCGATATAATGATCAGGCAGGAAGAAGCTCGTCTGAAAACGCAGGAAACAAGAGCACAACGTGAACGACGGGAAAAAAGATCACAAATGACAATAATGGAATAATTAATTTTTTTGTTGTTTTTTTGTAAAAAATAAAACATAATGCTTACATGAGGAAAAATACATGAGAATAGGAAGAAAACCATTAGGTGACGCAGGGCTAAATGAATACTCTGATAATTCGAATAGAACCATTGAGCACTTAGCTGAGCTGCAAGGCCGCGCCGGGTCTATCCGGTACCAGACGATGTCAAAGGGTGACGATATTGTCGGTATGATTTTGCGCGTACATAAAAATCCTATCAGGTCCGCATCATGGAACATACCATATCCGTCCAACGTAACAGATAAGGAAAAACTTGCCATAGAGGTAATCAAAGATAAACTGTTTGGGGAATCCGGATCAGAATTTGACGCGTTTTTGGGTCAAATATTATCAATGCTTGAGTATGGATTTTCGGTGTTTGAGCAATACTATCAGCCGGAAAGAATTGGAAGCACGATGTATCTTGTGCCGCAGATAGAACAAAGGATGCAAACATCCATTGAAGAAATTTTACCTAAAAAGAAAATCATCAGGCAGTTAACGATCGATAAAGGAACCATTGAAATCCCGTTTGAAACTTTGTTGTTTTTTTCGCTCAACAAACAAGGAGAAGACTGGCGCGGGGAATCCTTGCTCCGTAACGCGTATGCCTCATACAAGCGTAAAAAGATTTATCAGAAGTGGATGGGAATAGGTGTACAGCGAAGCGTTTCGGGCATCCCTTCGATGGAGGTTCCGTTGAGCGTTAAATACGGGAGCGAGGAATATACTGCCGTTGAAACGATGTTAAAAAATATTTGCCATCATGAAGAAGCGTACATGATAACGCCGGAGGGGTATAAATTCATGTACCACGAATCGAAGTTTGACGCCGACCCTGTTCAGAAAGCGATAGACGGGTGTAACTCGGGAATGGCGTTAAGCGTTCTGGCACAGTTTGTTATGTTAGGGCAAAATGGGAATACGGGCGCGTTCGCGTTATCTAGAGACCAGAGTGATTTTTTCCTTGACGGGTTACAGTACATCATAAACTTGATATGCGGCGTTATCAACTCGCGCGTGATTAATCCGTTTATTAAAATTAATTTTGGTGAAAGCGTTGATCCGGCACGTGTGCGAATAAAAGGTATGAACTTAAACAAGAAAGCCGGACAGGAATTGGCAAACGTTTTATCTGTCTTGAGCCAGTCAGGATTTGTCAAGCCAACTACAGACGATGAAGTACAGCTTAGGAACAATCTGGAAATGCCGGAACTCACGGAAGAAGAACTTGAACGGAGAGAAAATCAGCCTGAACCGTCTGCGCCAGTTGAAAATAAAATACAGTTTGCCGAAAAAATTACAAGAGATGAAAGGCAGAAATATATCGAGGACACAAATAAAGAGGTTCTTGATTTTATGCAGGCTAACCTTGCGCTCATAAAGGATAAAATGATCGCGGACATTGAGTCGACCCTTAAAAAGGGAACCATTGACATTCAGGGCTTAAAAAATGTCACCGTTTCATCATCGAAATATCTTAAAGGGCTACAAAGAAAGCTATCAGGAATCGCCGTTGAATCGTTTGAGTGCGCAAAGAAACAGGCAAAGAAAAACTCGATAAAACTTGCGGATATTGACCCTAAAGATATAGAGGATAAAACGTTAAAGCAATACGTGCTCAACGAATCAACATCCATAGTGGACAAGCAGACATCCGGGATGCTTAACCGAGCGATACTTACAGCGTCTAATAACTCCTTGAAAAATTTATCAATCGCGCAAACGATGTCGAATGTTTCAAAGGCGGTTGATAAATACATCACATCAGCAGGTGTTGTTGTTGACGGATCGCTTGTTGTTGTTGGCACGTCGAATTTTGGAGAATATCAGTTTAATAAACAGATAGAAGATCAGCTTTGGGGGTACAGGTTTGTAAATCCATCTCCTGAGGCTGAAATTTGCAAGTGGTACAAAGGAAAAACGTTTTCGATCAATAGCCCGGAACTTGCCGAGGCTACGCCGCCATTACATCCAAATTGCAATTCATACATGGAGCCGATTTATAAGACGGAGAAAAAGCCTGAAGAGATTGATGACGTAATCCCGCCGCCAACGATACGTCAAGGAAAGACAATATTCTAATGATTGAATTTAGGTGCAAGAAATGCAGAAAATTATTGTTTAAATATAAAAGAAATGCGATAATAGAAGTAGAAATAAAGTGTGATAGATGCGGAGAGATTAATAAAACAAGATAAATAAATTTTAGAGAGCCTTTGAGCCCCATGATAAATAATTCGTGGGGCTATTTTTTTTAAAAAAAAGGAGATATTATGCCAGGCGCTTTTGATGATAATTATGCTAACAGACAAATATTTTTGTTTTCTGAGATTGACCAGTGGTCAGCTGAATACGTTGTCAGGCAGCTTTTGGCAATGGACAGAGAATCAAACGAAGAGATAACAATTTTCATAAACTCTTGTGGTGGCGGGGTAAGAGATATGTTTGCCATAACGGACACGATGAAGATTGTTAAGTCGCCAATAAGAACCGTTTGTGTTGGAATTGCCGCAAGCGCCTCTGCTGTTATTTTATCATCAGGAGATACAAGGCTTGTAAGTAAAACTTGCGAAATTATGATCCATGAGCTTAGCGCGGGAACGTTTGGCTCTATGTCCTCTATGATGGACAATGTAGAGCAATTCAAAAAATTACAAAAAAAACTTGTTGACTTATTGGCAGAAAACACAGGAAAGACATCAGGTCAGATTGAAGAATCTATGAATCGTACAGATAAATATTTTAACGCGATGGAGGCCGTTTCGTTCGGGTTGGCTGATAGAATAATTAATGATCAGGAAGCCCAAGCGTTAAAACTATCCGAATCGATAACTGTCGAAGGGTACGAGATCAAAGGCAAAGAAATTCAGATTTTACGTGAAGGCAAATATATTCATCCTGTATATGGTGATATTCTTATCACTGAAAAAATGCTTCACAAAATGAAAGAGAATTTTGACAACAATGTCCGCGGGTGCGACATATCTTATGATTACACGCATGACAACGATTCCGGGGAGGCGCCGGCGGCGTTATGGTTAAGAGGTCTTGAGGTTCGTCAAAATGATGACGGAAAAGGGAAAGGACTGTTTGCGAAGGTAGAATTTACTCCAATGGGACAGAAGAAAGTCTCTGAGAAGGAGTATAAATACTCAAGCGCAGATTTTAGGATTGATTACATCGACCAACACGGAGAACATCACCCCTATGTTTTATGTGGCGGCACGCTGACTAATCGTCCATTTATAAAAAACATGAATCCAATAAAGCTATCAGAGAATTATAAGAAGGAGGTTAAATCAATGGACAGAAAACAACTAATCGCCGAATTGCAGGGCCACGGCGTAGATGTTACTGCCTTACTTAAGGAAAAAGAATCCTTGTCCGCAAGGGTTCGTGATCTTGAGGCGAAGATTACGGAGTTAAACGCTCTTCCGGCGCAGAAAGAAAGTGAAATCAAGGCGTTGAAAGATTCCCTAAGTGCGGCCAATGAAAAGATTGTCGTGAACGAAAAAACGGCTACCTTTGAAGGGTTGGTTGCAGAAGGAAAGTGTATTCCGGCGCAAAAAGAAAGCATCCTCAACACGTTTAAAACGGCTGAGGACATTTCCGAGTTTTACAAAGACGCTCCGGTTATTGTCAACATGTCAGCCAAAGGAAGTGGAGACGACAACAATAACGAGGACTTGACAGACGCGGAGGCAGAGCTTGTCAATTCCGGGGAATACACGCGCGAAGAAATCATTGAAGCAAGAAAGCCGGTAACGAAAAAATAAATATCGGTTAAAAATATAAAGGGAGGAAAAAAGAAATGTCTCTAAGTGCAAATAAAGTTATTCGAAGAAAATCCGCGCCTACACCTAAAAAGTTAAAGGTTGTAGACGGGGCAGTGCATATTCATGTTGGGGCTAACCTGAATTATGAAGCGTCAAACATCGGTTACGTTATGCCGGCAACTGACGTTTTAAACGCCGAGTTTGCCGGGATCGCCCTGGAGGAGTTGAACGTTGCCGCGGCTGATAATACATCTGATGGAACCTATGAAGTTTTGGTTCTTCCGCGCGGCGCGGGTGATGAGGTTTTGATGGACGTTCATGACGCGATCACAATCGCAAACGAGGGTGATCCGGTTTATGTTTATGACGATGATGATGTTGGTTTATCGGCAAGCGTCACGAACACAACAGGCGGGCTTGTTGGAATTATCCGGCAGTTTGTAAGCGCAAACAAGGCATGGGTTCAGCTGGTACAGCACCCAACGTTATAATAAATTTTTAATTTTGTAAGGAGGAAAAAATTATGGACGTAAAAGCATTTTTGGCTTTGTTCAACGTTAAGGCGCGGACAGAGTTCAACCGAGGCTTCCAAAGCATTAAGCCTGAAATTGATGGCTTGCTTTATGAATACCCTTCCGGACCAGTGGAAAAAATGAATTTCCCGTTTTTTGGGTTCTTTCAGGGGATGAAGAAGTTTACCGGAAAGTCAGAGTTTGAGAGTTTCCCGGAAGCGATGAACTTCTATGTCACTAATGAAGAGTGGCAAGAAGGCGTTGAGATTCTGGCAAAATACATCGACCGGGCCGCCGGTATTGGCGATCTAAACCTGTACGTTAAGCGTATCGGAGAATTGCCGCAGGTGGCCGCGGAACATCCCTATGAATTGGCGCTCGACATGCTTGAGGCTGGGGACGCGAACACATACGGAACGTGTTTTGATGCGCAGAATCTGTTTGATACCACGCACAGCTATTCAACCTCTGCGGGTTCGCAAAGCAACCTGTTAAGCGGTACCGGTACGACCGAGTCAAACGTTATTACCGACCTTAATTCAGCATTGGCCGCGTTAAACGGGTTTTATATTCAGCAAGGTGGAACCTCAAACAGCAAAAAACGAAAGCTTAATAAACGGATGAAATTGGTTGTTGTTTGTCCGGATGAGCTATACACAACGTTTTGGAATATCAAAACTAAAGCCCGTTTGTCCGCTGGCGAAACAAACCCATGGCAGAATCGGTTTGAGGTTGTTTCCCGCCCGTTTTCTGATGATGATGATTGGTATCTGATCAACGTCGACAATTCAGATAATTTAAGCTTGTTTTTGTATCAGGTGGAAAAACCTGTAGAGCTTGAATATCCGTCTGAAACGGACGAAAGCTACAAGAAAGAAAAGAAATTCCAATGGAATATGTACGGACGTTACGCTGTGGCTTATGGCGCATGGTGGAAAGGCGTGATGACTACAAACACCTAATCAAAAAAAACTAATAATCGATAACGTCGGGGGCTGGCCGGCCCCCGGCATTACTTAACAGGAAAGGCAGAAAATGAGAGTTAAGCTAAAAAAAGAACTTGAGTTTATCCACAAATCAGGATTAAAGGAATTTTCCGTTGAGGAAATCAACGGGCGGCACGTTATTAAAGAGGGAAATTTTAAACAAAACATTAAGGGCTCCGAATATAAGTTGATTTTAGAGTGCCGGATTCCGGAAGTTGAAAAGGTTAATGAGAAGGTAAAGAAAACCGAGAGAAATGTTAAGGCAAGCCGACAAAGAAAACCTGTTGAGAAAAAAGAAGAACCTGAACCAGAAAAACAAAAAGACCCGTTGGAGGATGATTTTTAATGTATTGTGATGTCCAGGACCTTGAAAGTTATTTTTTAAACCGATCATTTAAGTGTGGGGATTACCTTACAAACGGTAAGGCATCCGCTTTTATTTTGGCCGATACGGCTATTATAAACGCCTCGCTAAGGAATAAATATACTCTCCCGATCACAAACCAGGACGATCTTTTGCTGTTAAAAACGATCAATGAATGGATGGTTGTCGGCACGATAGATGATATCTTCCGGGAAAAAAACGATGACGGAAGTTTTGAGCGCGGAAGGAACACACGCAAGACGGCTCTTGATATGCTAAAAGACATACGAGAGGGAAAAATTTTGCTTAATAGCACGTCGATTACATCAATTATTAAATTCAACAACGTTAATTCTGATGGCGATGTAGTTGAGCATCGATTTAAGGAATCGGAAATAGGCAATGAGTAAATTTAGAATAAAACTCACGAAAGAATCGCAAAGGAAGATCGACAATCTCGCACGCGCCGGAAAAGTCGATCTACGGCCATCGCTCAAGGTTATCGGGATTGGATACAGGAAAGAGGTTGATCAGATATTTAGCAAACAACAACCCCGCGGAATTGGGTTGCGCTGGCCGCCGCTATCAGAAAAATATGCTGAATGGAAAGAAAAGAGGTTCCCTGGCAGGCCGCTACTTGTTAGGACCGGGGCACTAAAGGAATCGATGACGCAGGAAGGCGCCCAGGGGAACATAACGGCGATATCAAAAACATCAGCGATTTTCGGGACGAGCATACACTATGGGATCTACCATGACAAAGGCGGTTCGAAGATTCCAAAGCGTAATTTTAGCGAGCCAAGCGAAAGGCGTAGACTGATATGGCTTGACCAGATTGAAAAAGATATTATTCATAATTTTGAACAAAACGGAATTGATGTTGAGGGGAGTATATTCGCATGATAAATGATGAAGAAGCCTTGTTAAAATCTATTCATTCATACGTTAAGTCAAACCTTAATACAAAGATATCAGAAATAAACACAGAAAAAGATGATGATTATGATATTTCATCGATAACTGCAGACGATGACCATTATGTTTTTGCCGGCGAACTCCAAGATCTTCCCAACCATGCGTTTGTTGCTTTTGCGATCGATGGGGAAATAGACGTCCAGGGCGGGCACGGGCAAAAGATTTCATTGCCAAGCATATCGATCGAAGTCGTCGTTGATAACGAAAAAAAAGAAGGCATGTATTATAAATCATTGAGATACATGCGGGCGTTATATGAGACAATATTGGAATATTCGGCAATAGAAGCCGATGACATACAGTTAACAAAGTTTATACCAATGATTGTAAGTAATAGGGGTCGTGAATTGGTGGTGAGCGGGGTATCGCTATCAGTCGCAATCAGTTAAAACAGGAGATTATTATGATACCAAAGTTGCCAGAAAAAGATTTAAAATTGATCAATGATTCTTTTAAGCAGGATTCAGGGGTAGAAACGTTGATTAAGAACGCTGATGGAAAACTTGTTAAGGCGGTAAAAAAAGTTTCTAACGAAAAAACCGTTGAACTTGATTATTTTGCCGGCAAAACTTTAAAACACCAAAAATCTGTTGTCTTGCCTGACGGACAGAAGGTCGTCGGAGTCAAGGGGCAGAAATACGAAGATATCCCGGAGAAATTAAGGTCATTGGTCTCTTGGGACAAATCCGATTTTATTTAAAGGAGGCATAAAAGATGTCAATACCAAACGTAAGAGATTTTTTTGGGATTAAATATTTAATCCTGTATAACATCACAACAAAGGTTCCGTTTTGTGTTTTACGCGCAATCGGAGAGGTAAACTTTGATAACGCGCAGGAGGCCGTAACGCTTAACGGCGGTCACACCGAGGCGCCGTATGACGTTGAGTACGGACAGCCTGATCCGACGTTAACCTGTACGGTCCGTGAATATCCTGCAGAACTGTTTAAGGCGTTTGAAAAGTACACGATCACGGAAAATAGCGCAGAGACAGGTGGGGCATTGGATGCAAGCCCAACAAACGGACAGGGAACAAGCGTTATTAACGCGACAAACGGGATCGCAACGGTAGCGATCACGACTGCCGCTGACCTTATTTTCGGTCGATATATCCTAAAAGCAACCGCGGCGCAAGAGCTTGATCTTTACGTTGCCGGGCTTGAGGATTCTTTCGAGGATATCGAGGGTAAAGTAAATTCAACGAGCATTGAAACAACCACAGCCGGAACTGTTGCAATTGCAAACACCGGAATTTCTCTGACCGTTGTTGGAACGCCAAATTACACCATCGGAGATACAGCATACGTTGATATCCGACCGATAAACACCGGATCAACAAAGGTTGTTGTTGGTGCAGGGACAACTCCATCGAATTTCGGCGTCCGGTGCGTGTTCCCGAGGAAGACAGACGGTGTTCTGCATTACATTGATCTGTTCAACGTATCAGGCCGCGGTATGCCGTGGCGTGGTGTTTCGCGCGAATTTTCAGAGTTTGAGATTAATCTTAAGCCACTTGCAAGGTCATCGGATGGCGCGGTTTATGAAATGGTTCGCGTCTTAGGATCATAACAGGATAAAAATAATCTGGTGGGATAACGGTGGATGTTTCCTGTCATTTGCCGCCCACCAAAATAAAACAGGAGAGGTTTAATATGGTTAAAATTAAAGGAAAAGAGTATCGGTTAAAATTTACAATAGGATTTTGGAAAAAAATCAAAGAAGATTGTGGCGTTATCCAGGAAAACATGGAAAAGCGTCTTAACGAAGATTTCGGGAATGTGGCATCAAAGATAGTTTATTACGGAATTTATTATGGCTTGCCAAACAAGCCGGAGAACATAAACGAGATGGAAGTTTCGCTCAATGACATTGAAAGCGATCTTGATAGGAGTGTTGTTGACGATATTGAGCAGGCCCTGATTGATGGAATGACAGAGGCCGAGAAGAGAGCGGTTGAACTTGTGAAAAAGAAACGTGACAAGCAGTACGCTGACATAGAAAAAGAGATTGAAGGTAAAAAAAAAGAATAACGTTTGATGAGTACAGGTTTTCTATCGAGGCAACGCTCATATTTAATAGTGGTTTTTCGTTGACAGAAATTTACGGACTTACATATAAGGAGGCCGAAAAATACTATGATTTCTTTTGCCGCAAAGAAGATGAAAAAAATCGGATGAATTTTCATTTGTTACTAACCGCTGGTCGAGGGAAAAAGGAAGATGTGAAGCGGACATATCGCATGTTTGAAAACGAAGAGCAGGAAAACGATATTGAAGATCAATTCCAAGGAGTAAACTTTGGCTAATAAAATTGAGTTTAAGGTATTCGGGGACGCAAAAGAGCTCTCTAAGGGTCTATCCTCAGCTAAAAAACAATTTGATTCACTTAAAAGAAACGCTGGTCTTGCATTTATAGGGTTGACAGCTTCGATTGTTGGGTTTACGGAAGCCGCACGAAAGCAACAACTCGCCGTTAATCAGCTTAACCAGGCCCTCCAAAATACAGGAAACTATTCAGATAGAGCAAGCAGAGATTTACAGAAATACGCCAAGAGCCTTCAAGACGTGACTTTGTTCGGAGATGAAACAATACTCACCGCACAGTCTCTGATTGCGTCTTTTGGATTCGAAGGAGAAACCCTAAAAGCATTGACCACGGCGACACTTGACCTGGCACAGGCCAAAGGAATGGATTTAGTTGCCGCGGCAGACCTAGTGTCCAAGGCCGTTGGTTCTTCGACAAATGCTCTTAGTAGGTACGGGGTCCAGGTGACAGGCGTCGCCGGAAGCACAGCAAGGGCAGAGTCGGCTGTGCAGAATATTACAAAGCTGTTCGGAGGACAGGCGAAAGTGGCCGCTGAAGGGCTTGGAGTCAATGTCCAGTTTAAAAATACGATGGGAGATTTAGCTGAAACGATAGGATTTGCGCTTGCTCCAACAGTTATAAAACTCACGTCTGCAATGAAAGAATTTATTGAAACGGCTGATCAGAACCCGAAGTTAATAAAACTCGGAGCCGGGTTTCTGCTGATTGGAACGGCTATCGCCGGAACATTGGCGGCTATAGGGTTTCTTGGAAGTGGGATAATATCTGCCATAGGGCTTTTTGGAAGTCTTGGGGCGGCCATTACGCCTGTACTCGCAACCGTAACATCACTTACCGTCGCATTACCTGCGCTTGGGATTGCCGGGGCTACGGCGTTAGGATTGTGGATTGCAAAACAGGAAGCCGTGACTAAATGGTTTGACGATATAACAAGGAAATTTGATTTATTCGGTGTGCGGACAAGAGAAGCACAGTTGCAAGAGGCTGATCTTGCCAACAAGTTAGCAGTTGCCAGAAAGAAGGCATACGATGAACTAAACGCTGAAAAGAATAAGAGTCTACAAGAAGAAGCCGCAATGCAAGCCGAACACGAAGAAAAGATTCGTGCGCTTCAACAAGAAACGAAGGATTTCATAAAAAATAATGAGTCAGAGCTTAAAGAACTCTCTATGACAAGAACGCAAGAAGAGCTTGAAGCTTTGAAGGAAAAGTGGGCGGCTGAACGGGATGGGTTAGTAGAGCACCTTGATTTAAAACTTCAAATATTATCCGAGGCCGGAATAAATGAAAGCAACCAGGTTAAAGAAATTGAAGAGAAGAAAGCTGAGATAATAGAAAGATATAATAAATTAATCCAGAAATCAGAAAAAAAGACAACCGATGCAAAAGAAAAAAGCTTACAAGATAGAGTTGATTCTGTTGCCGATTATTCATCTCAAACAATAGGGATATTGCGTCAGGCCGGCGTACAGACAAAAGCGCTTGAGATCACGAATGCAGTGATTCAGCAAGGCGGCGCCATTATGAAGGCTTGGAATTCCGCACCATTCCCAGCAAATCTTCCGGCGGTAGCGTTAACAACCGCCCAGACAGGGCTTATTTTATCGCAAATATCAAAGGCTTCATACGCTACAGGAACGCCAAATATACCATATGATATGGATGCAACAGTCCACAAGGGAGAAACTATCATCCCGAAAACTTTTGCTGAGGGAATCCGCGAAGGGGATTTAACGTTGTCCGGGGGAGGCAACCGGCCAGGCGGGTTAAACTTAAATTTTGATGGTGCGACATTCGTTGGCGTAACGGAAGATATCGTTGATCAAATATTCACAAAGGCAAGCGAAATGACAAAAAATAGAACACTAGTCGCGGGGGTTGCATAATGTCAAAAGGATTCCGTTTCTTTGGCACAGATCACAATAATTTGTCATTCGATAACACGGTTACTGTGTCAAGTCGTGACGGAAACAAAGATTTCATGTTTGATAATTTGATATATACAAGGTGGATATCTAACGGTGAGGATTCAGATGGTGATTCTGTTTCCGTTGAGGTCGACTACGGAACGAACAGAACCTTTGACAGCTTTTATGTTTACAATACAAACATAGACGATATCGGCATTGATTACTGGAATGGCTCGTCTTGGGTCGCGGTTTCCGGGTTGACTAAAAGCGATGATGGAAGGTATGTTTTCGGGCACTTGTCATCATCCGTTACAGCGACGAAGGTTAGAATAACAGGCTCGAATACGATTACAGCAGATCAGGAGAAATCTGTAACTTTATTTTACACGTTTCTTGAAATAGGCCAGTTTGAATATTTTCCTGATGCAAAATATAAAAACAATAATAAGCAAGACATTAAAAAACTCGACGACGGAAGAAATTTTATCATTGAGCGAGGCGGCGCGTTCGAGGAAGAATTAAGGTTTAAATCGCACGTTAACCAAAACGATATTGATTTAATGCGGACACTAATTGACAGAAAAGAACCGTTTTATGTCTGGCCATGCGGAGGAGATACGAGTATATTCACATACTCGTTTAAGCCATATCGGTTTCAGGATATTTTTAAGGTCGCAATCGTTGGTTCGGATCAAGGGGAGTATACGAAAAATTATTACCATGCCGGATATAATGATAAAATTAAAATGATAGAGGTTGCATGACATTAACTTATCAGCAAATTTATGAGAGATATTCACAGGTTGAGTTTCGCAGAAGGCTCTACGTTAAACGTCTCAAGCAGGATGGAACGTATGAGGACAGTTTTACTGAAATATCCGCGGGCCTGCTGCCGGACGGATCGCTGAACAGATTGTCCTTATCGCTCCCAAACTCATCGTATAGTTTCGGCAAGGTTCAGGTCAGTAACGCGAGCCTTAAGATATTGAGCGCATATCAGGAGTTTGCGGGAGAACTTGATCCGAAGTCAATATTTAGCGGATACATACGTCACTGGTCAATCGTTAAGGTCGTTGATTCGTTAATTGATAAATACACTGACCCGGATAATCCGGAAGAAGTCAGCGAGACGGTTTTTCAGGGATTGCTCGACTCAACAACGGCGCAGACAGAACAGACGACCGAATCTATAACCGCACTCGATTTTTTAACAGTTCTCGACGAGATAAACGTCAACTCATTGACGCTGGCACAGACGACACTCAGTGATCTTATTTATGAGATAATGAACAGGTCTGAGTTTACAAAATTTTTTAATGTCAGCAACTCATCAACTTATATCAGCCCCGGCTATGACGCAACGAGTATTGACGTATCTCAATATGACGGAACAGTGCTTGAAATGCTTGAGGACTTAGCCAAGGGGCACAGCATATTTTACGTTGACCCATCTGATAATTATTTTTATTTTGTCGAGGCCACGCCTACGTCGGCGGTGCAGTTTAATTTCTTGGAATCAAACAACAGGAAGATGTCTATATCAAAATATCGCGAGGGAGTGGACAGACAAATAAATAAATGGTACTGGGAGGACACAGACATATCCTCGGTTGTCGATCCTGAACCGATTAACCCGAGATCGGAAACGCTGAATATTAAGGGCGTCACAAACAATACGCAGAGGCAGAATTTACTTGATTTTGTTCTTGAGAAAACAAAGAACGCGAAGCCGTACTTTTCCTTAAAGGTTCCATATTTGCCAACGATAAAACTTCTTGACAGGGTCGTTATTCAGTCCTTTGGCCAGGCTCCGCCGAATGTCGCGCGCTGGGGCATGTTTTTATGGACCGATTCTGGCACGCCCGACCCTGAAACAGCGCCGAGGTGGGCGCAGACAGCAGGGATAACGATATCAACGGACAAAGAGTGGATGGTAAGGGGAATAAATCACGATAAGAATTTGACAACCACCATAGAGGTTGAGCAGATATTATAAGGAGAGTGTCATGCCAAAAAATAACGAAATAAACAAGCCGGTAAATGGCGAAGTTGCGGACGCGAATATCATAAACCAAATAATTCTCAACGCCGGGAATGAGGCAGGGGCCATACCGTACGATGAAAGCGATCATCAGCGTGACACGACAGGAAGTCAGAGCATGGGCTCGGCCGCGTATCCGTGGGGGAGTTTTTATATAAACAGAGATTCGTATTTATTTGAGATTGAAACAACAAGCAATACTGTTGCGTCTCAGGTCGCGATTAAGGATTTGAGGAAGTTTATTAGTCAGAAGGATACACCGGATAGTTATAGTGGGCAAGCAAATAAACTTGTGGCTGTAGATTCGGGTGAAAGCGAGCTTGAATTTGTTAACCCGCCGACAAAAACGCCGGTTGTGTTTTCTTTTGCAAAAGGAGGGTCGAACCATTCTACCGGATCACATGGCGTCGCGCCACCAGATACCGCGGAATCAGATGCCGGCGGAGCTATAGTCCTTGACGACGTATGGGCTGTGTACAATGCGACATATCGCACAATAATAACAACGAAATATAAAAAATTAGCAGGCAGCGATACTGTGAGAATTTATGCTCATGTTCAGCAAAAAAACAGCAACGCATTATATTATGTGAGCGTTAAGGTTGATATCGGCGGTGCGAACAACAGCGTTAATGGGTCAACAACCGACGTTGATTGGGAATGGGTAACGTTTGATGTTGATGTTTCCGGCCTGACAGATGATACAGTATATGATGTTTCCATACAGCTTAAGCATTCTCAAGCAAGAAATGCGTACCTGGATTCAATCATAGGATTTGCATTATAAAAATCAATTTTTATCTAACATTTTAACCGCAAAAAAGGTATAATAAGCTATGGTACTTTTAAACGTTCAGCAAACATTTATCGCGAATTTTGGCCTGTCAAGGACAGGAAAAACCGTTACCGTTTCCGTGCTTGACACCTCCGGAAATGTTGTCGGGGCCGGGTATTCTGCCGGCTCTGTTGTTGAATTATCAGACGGTCAATACGGTTGTGCGTTTACGTTTACAACTGCCATGACAGGTTATATTAAGTTTTCGAATACAACGGATAATTTAGAAGTTTACGTTCCTTTCCTTGCTGTCGCTGATTATCGGGCAGACATTACGGCTATTAAAAAAATCGAACTGAATAGATGGAAAATATCAAGTAATCAGTTAACTATCTATGATGATGATGGATCAACTCCACTATATGTATTTAACCTTAAACGTTTAGGTGTAGCTGACGGAGAAACACCTGACGAGAGAGTTCCGGTATAATGAGCAATATAGTAATACGAGGTTTAAACGCCACATTAAAATTTGTAACGCGCGGTTTTGTTCAAGCCCCGATATCTGGCGAGAAAGTAAAGTTTTGTAGAGTATGGACTACTCCATATGTTTGCCAAAAAATAAAAACAAGTAATCATGTTGACATGAAAGTGAGTACATCATGAATTATGTTGTAGGCAGTGCGATAACAATAAGCGCGGAGATCCCGAGCGATAAGGTAACGGGAACAACGATTGTGCTTGAAAGCCTGATTAATCCTGACGGAACAGAGCTTGCAGGAAGCCAGGAGTTTACGTTTGGCACCGGGGATAATGACACAAATATCGCATCGTATACATTGCAGACGACATCGTCTTATGTTTTGGGGAAATATAATTTTTTATTAAAAGCCACAAACGGCTCTTATGAGAATTTTTCGAGAGGGTCGTTTATACTGACGGAGCAGTCATCATGAGAAAATTTATTGTTTTTTTAGCGATTATTTTTATTGCCACGCTTGCCCACGGGCAGGGGTTTATCAGCTATGACCGCCTACAGGATTTGTCTGACGTCGGAGACGGCACGCCGACAAACGGAAATATTTTGATAGGCGACGGAACGGACTGGGAGACTCAAGGTGTTAGCGGAGATGCGACGATATCTAATGCGGGCGTTGTTACGGTCACAGGCGGGGACGTTGACACAGCCGGAGCCTTAGCCGCAGACCCTGCGGATTGTTCAGCCGGAAGCTTTCCGATCGGTATCAACGCCAGCGGGGTAGCACAGTCATGTACAGACGCATGGACAGAAGCAGAAAATACAGCGGCCGGGTATATCGCAAACGTAGTCGAAGACACAACGCCGGAGTTAGGCGGGAATCTTGGCGCAGGTGGGAACGATATTGATAATCTCGGAAACATAACTTTTCAGACAGGGGCGACCGGGGGAACAATCCGTACAGGCACGAGTAACGCGGATAAATATGTCGTCCAAGCTTATGACGTGGATGGGGCGGCGTATACGACCATTTTGCAGGCAGACGCCGGGAATGACCCGCAATTACAATTATTTACAGATTACCTGTTTTTTGAAAACTCTGCCGATAGCACAAAGCAGATGGATATTGATTTATCAGGGGCGACTACGTCTACTAAGACCACTTTTGCCATATCGCAGACTGCTAACCGCACGCTTACCATGCCGGACGAAACAGGAACGATATGCTCAAGCGGGAGCGTTTGTAGCGGGTATCAGGGGGTTTTGACCAACTCTGCCGGGTTGCGTGGGGCGTTAAGCGACGAAAGCGGAACAGGGGTAGCCATCTTTGCAGGTGGGAACATTGGCGCAGGAACCGCCACCACAGCCGCCGCAGACACCAACACTACCGCCATAGCCACCACAGCCTTTGTACAGCAGGAGATTAATGGAGCAGGGGGGACAGGGTTAACGTGTTCCGGGGGGCAATGTAATGTTGATTTGGGGACGGATATTGATTTGTCGAGTGAGGTAACTGGCGAATTATCCTCATCTGATATCAACTGGCAAGGGCTTGAGGAAATCCAAGCCGGAGATATCAACTGGACAAGCCTTAATGACGCTATCCAGTCTACCGGGATTAATTGGCAGTCGCTTGAGGATGACGTGATTAAAGACGATGCGATTAACTGGCAAGATTTTCCGCATCAAATTTCGTTTAGCTTATCTTCCCCGAATGACTTAACAAATAAAACAACGATAGGAATGATACAAAACCAGAAAAGAGATTTGGTAATTAAAGAGATTACGGCTTTAGCGGATGCTGAATCATCTCTGGAGTTGTTTCGGGTGGGAGGCACAGCATCATCAATTAATTGGGATGATTTGGAAGTTATCGAGCCATTTGATATCAATACAGCTAACGGAGATTGGTACGAGGCTTACATCAATACAGGGATAAATTGGGATGATTACGAATTAAACGATAGAATCGGAATTAATTGGCAATCAGGGGATCCCGGACAAGCAACGATTAACCTTAAAATGTGGGGGAAATAATGAGGAAATTGATTTTAGTTTTGGTGTTTTGTTTGGTGGCTGTGCCTTGTATGGGGCAGTGTGTAGCAGAAATTAAAGATGTTGTTCAGGATGAAATTAGAGGGTCGATAATTGTTCAGACTGAATATACGCTAAATGGAAAAGTTGTTCAGCAAGGGCAGACAAGGTATTTAGAAACAAGCGGAACGAATGAAGAAATTATCGCAAGAGCAAAAGAGGATATTGCTATTCATTGCGAGAATCTTATACGACGGATTGAAGCAAACCAGACATTTCTACAAGCAGAAGCATTGAAGATTCAAAAGGCGTTGACTGCTCCGATTATCACAGACATTAAAGATGATTTGGTCGGGTATAAGACAACAAAAACAGAAGCTATTGATACTTTTAAAGACAAGGAAATAAAGGTTACATATGATGAAAAAAATACTATTAGCGATATTATTTCTGCTGACACTAAATAGCCAAACGTTTGCGATTAATTGGTCCAGCCAAGCAGAAACAGCAGGTGCATATAATATAGAAACAGGAAGTGGAACAACTTTTTACGACCAATCTTCAAACGAACATGACGGAACTTGTGAAAGTGGTGCATGGGATAGCGATGTTCCAGATTCAGGAGATGGCTTTGAAGGAACATCAACTTATTCGTTAAAATTTATTTTGTCGAATGCAAACATCTCTGATGATGATGATTTTGATTTCACGGATTCAATGACTCTTGGTGCATGGGTGGGAAGTGATGATACTCATACGGGAATGGGCGACGAAGTAATTATAGATAAATATACTGCAAGTACGGATGGATATAAATTAGCTTTTGAAACAACAGCTGATGATTACTATATTTTAATTGATTTGGATGGAACACCAACAACTTGTTATACAACAGGAATTTCGTTTTCTGCTAATACTTGGCATTATTTAACTGCCACATTTGACGGAAGTAATTTAAGAATTTATTGGGATGGTTCTTTAGAGAATACTTGCACTGCTTCTGGTTCAATAACAACAAGCACAGATAATATAAGGATAGGACAAAATCTTTCTGGTGGCAATTGTTACTTTGGTAGCATTGATGAAATTTTATTTTCTTATGACGCTTTGGATTTAACCGACATCAACGACATAATGACAAACGGACTCGTGCAAGCAGAAACCGCCACCGGACAAATAATCTTCTCAAACTTTTTTTAATTATGAAATCAATCTTGAAGAAGATTAAGGACTTAACAACTATCAAACTTACTGTGAAAGGATAACTATGGAAGGGTCAATCGGAACAATAATCGGAGTAATACTTTCCCTTATAACTATATTGGGAGGGTTTTGGAAAATAGCAAAAGGGTTTCGTGATGATTTGAAGAAAACTACGGATTTATTGTTCCAAAGATTCGACACTCACAAAGAAGCGGTCGATAAGAAACTTTTTTATTTAGCTGAGATAAACGATAAGAAATATACAAAATCAGAAATCTGTAATGTGGTAAGGAAAAACACAGATAAAGTGCTTTCGGATATAAATCGTAAACTTGACTTGTTGCTTGAAGAAAGACGGAACCGATGATCTGCGATAACTGCAAACAAATTAATACGCCATATTGTAACCATTTT